TTGCGGTGTTTCCCACATATCAGTTTCACTAGAAAACATTAAATCTGTGTTTAAGCTCATTACCAACCAATCTTTGCCGGCTCTTCAACGTAATCATCGCGGCAGTCAGCGTCACACCAACGCGCACCGTTTAAAGTTTCCTCACCGCAATGCAAGCAAACTTTTGAAGGTACAATTGGCTTAATACTTGACCTTGCAGCATTAACGCCAGCATCACGTTCACGCTGCGCAAGGTCTGCGCCTAGGTCTAATGGGTCGGAATGTTGCTCGCTCATGATTAACCTAACTGCTCAATTGAATCTTCTAACGTGAAAACTTCACAAAATTCAATGATTGGGAACCCTACTTGTTTTCTAATTTCCATGGTTATTCTCCTTGTTTAAAAAGTTGTTTAATCTCAGCTCTTGATTGAGCTACCGTCTTTACTTCTTTCACTTCACTATCACCACTTGCTTTCACTTCACCTGTAAATGTCTGAACGCCATTTGTTGCTCGGTAAGTAAAACTAAATCCAGCCTCTTTCATTTCTTTGATGAATTGATTGCAGGTTTTTTCTGTCATGCAATCAATCTCATTTCATTAAAAATATGCTCACCTAATAATGGATGTACGCAATTTCTTAATATTTGTGCAGGACAGTGATTTGAGCCGTAATAAATGTTTTCTTCGTAATGAATTCCCAACCAGTCCATCAAAGCCTGTTTGCCTGCCATATTTGCCAAATTAATGAAATTAGAAGGGCGTGGTACATCAAACTCGCTAAACTCAAAGTTTGACCAAAACATATGTCGGCCCAGTCTTTTAGGATCGATTAGCGGCTCGTAGTATGGATTTACATTTTCAACAACCCATTTACCTTTAAAAAAGTGCTTTAAAAATATAATTTCTTGATAAAGCGTCATATCTGGATAGCGTCTTGTTTTATGTCTTGTCGCCTTGTTCATCTTGCTGTGCGTTTGGCATGGCGGGCTTGACCAAATAAAATCAAACTCATCTGCATGATCCAAAAGATATTGGTGCGCATCACCTACAACAACAATGTCATTTGGATTTAATCTCTTATAAACCTTTGCGATTCTCTCATCATTTTCAACAGCAGTAACCTGGGCGCCATCCCATAACTTCCTGTTTCCTCCAAGCCCTGCGTATAAATTTAAAACTCTCATGCCGTCATCGCCTCAACTTCTTTTGCAAGCTTCAATGAAATTTTGCTCACGCCGCACCGCCTTGCAGCATTGCTTTAATCTCAGCCATTTTTCTACGTGCTTTAGCTTTATCTTCGTCAGAAAATTGCACATCGTTTGCGGTTAAAAACTTAACTTCTTGAATCGCATTTATTACTGAATTTGGGATAGGTGAAGGTAGTAATGATGTGGCGTGATCTTGAGTTAATCTGCCTTTGGCTACTGCGTCTTTTATTGCTAATTCGCGGCCTTCTTTGCTGTGACCTAGAGAAGCAAACCATTTAGGCGCAACGCCATTTAGTTTATTTTGTGCAACGATTCTGGTGTAAGCCTCTTTGAATGCCATGCGTGCAGCAATCCTGTCACCTTCACTGAGAAGTGGTTGTGCTATGTGCATAGCTTCTGCCATTTCGTTTGTAATCACGGCGCTAGATGCTTCGTCATGTGGGTACATGGCCCAAGCCTCTTCCGCACCTATGCGGCCATCTGGCTCGTTAGCTTCGATTGCGCCAACAATGTGAGTTGGCAATATAAAATCAGCACCCTTGCTACCGATGTAACTGCTAAATCCTGCACGTACCTGCTCAATAGTGAAACGTTGAAGAACACCCCACCACAAACGCAACACGTCTGCATCAGGCTCAATTCGGTATGTTTTCAAAGTAGCGCTAACGATTGATGCAAATTCTTTTTTGTCTGATTCAAGCATGTTGATACTCGCCCTCAATGATGTTTGATTGATCGCTTTCGCCTAAAAATTCAGCGACTGCTTTGTTTGTGTTTTCTATGCGTTTTTGCCCAGAAGATTTGTATTGATGAATTTCAATAACATTTCCAGATGCCCACTCATTGCGAAGCTTTTCGCAGTCTCTCAACATCACGCCAACGGTGTGCATGTTGTTTTCATAAAAACTTCCGTGATGATTTACATAAAAACTGGCAACAAGAGGTGAATCATCAAATCCAACGTTTTGCACAAACTGCTTAATTTGGCTTGAGTTTTTAGCATTGCGATTTGGTTTGATTTGATAGCGTTTCTCAAACGATTCTGAATATGCTTGCCATGTAGCTTTGCAAGCTAATTGAAGCGGAGTATTTTTTTCATCTTGGTTTGCGGTAGCCGAAGGCTTCTGCATACTGTCTTTAGGTATGTCTTTTGTAATGTCTTTTGGTATGTCTTTATGTGTGGGCTGTTTTGGCAACGGTTGCTCGGCCAATTCAGCAACGGTAGGTGTAGCCAATTCAGCAACGGTGTGAGGCTGATTCAGCAACGGTGCTGTTTTAGCCACGGTGGCTGTTTTGGCAACGGTAGGTGTAGCCAATTCAGCAACGGTTAACCAAGTTTTATAATGCTTATTTATTGAAAGAAATGGTACATTCTGACCGTGGCTGATTCGGCCATGATCTGACTTTAATATGATGTTATTTTTTGTTAATTCGTTGATTGTTTTTGAAACGTGTGAGCGATCAATACCTGTCATTTCAGATATTTGCCATCCAGAGATTGCATCTTCTTTTTTATTAAATCCGTAAGTGCATCTAATAATGCACATAAGCACGGCGTATTCACGCCTAGAAAACGGATGCTTGATAATTGCTTCAAGTAGCTCGTTGGCTATGCGCGTATATCCGTTTTCTATTTGCGGATTACTCATAATTTAAGCTGCCACCTTTAACTTCAATGCTTCAACATTTCTGTTTGTGAGAGGGTCTTTCACCTTGCCAGTGATTACAATCACCACATCAATCATCGAGTTAACACGGGCAGATACAGTCGATGTTTCAATGCCTGATAGCATTGCCAACTGCCTGCGCGTATAGATTGTTTCAGGTTGCATTACGCTAATAATCTTGCGTTGCTGGTCCTGTAAGGTGGTTGTTTGCTTCACATCAAAATAAGCGTCTAAACTGCTTTCTCTCACGTTAGTTTTCATCGCCAACCTTTCCACCATCTAATATTTCACCGTCCACCAAGTCCTGAAAAAGTACCGATTTGGTACTTTCGTCATCGAGGCTATTGCTTGATAATTTCCTCATGGCGTTATCTCTAATAAACTTAGTTACCAAGAGGCGAAGGCATCCTGAATCACTTAGCCCTAGTGCTTCTGCATCATTGCGAAATGCAATGAATTGGTCTGCGGTTAATCCTGTTTTAACGATTACATCGTGCTTAGCCATATTGGTTCCTTGTGATATTTCTGCTTTAGGCTGCTTCTACAAGCTCAGGCCAAACCTCTTGCCAATCATGGGGACGCAGGGCTTTGCGAGTGACCTCACCATTGGTAAGCTTTTCAATTTTCACGCACGTTTTAGGGTTTATTTCGCGCTCACCGTCACGCCAGAAACACACAGCCTGAACAGAAACGCCAAGTGCATTAGCCGTTTCAGTTGGCGTTCCAAGTCGTTTAAGAACTTCATTAAATATATTCATAGCTCAAAATTCTACACTTGTAGATATTATAAATCAACAACTGTATTTAGTATTTTTTCAACAAGTGTTTAATATAGAAATATGGCTATCGGAAAAAACATAAGATTTCACAGAAAAGTGCGCTTAGGCTGGACTTTGGAGCGGCTTGAGAATGAATCTGGCGTTGATAGGGGAACCATTAGCGCATTAGAGGTAAGAGATAGCAGTAAATCAGACCACTTCCAGAAAATTGCCAAAGGCTTAGGGTTAACCTTAGAGCAGCTTTCAATATCACCTGATGATTGGGATTTAACTAGCATTGATGCTAATAATGAAAAATCTATCGCAGATGAATTTACAATCAATCAGTATCACGATGTAAGAGGGGCAATGGGTCAAGGTTTGGTGTTACGTGGAGAATCAGGGCAAATAACAGGCTGGAAAGTTACGAATGAGTGGTTGAGTAAAAATGTGCCTGCTAATACAGGAAACAATAACTTGACGATAGTTACCGGCTTTGGTGATTCAATGTGTGGAATGTATAACTCTGGCGATCCGCTGATTGTTGATGTTGGAGTTAAGACTTTAGAGTATGACGGTGTTTACTTTTTTAGAATTGGTGATGAAGGTTTCATTAAGACGCTTCAAAGAATACCGGGCGAAGGCATCAGGGTAATCTCTGAGAATAAGAAATATGAAACATGGACCATTACTAAAGAAATGGATTTTGAAGTGCTTGGCCGTGTGTTAAAAGCTTGGGAAAGCAAAGAGTTTTAGAATGGACAAAGAATTTTTACTTCATTATTTCTTCTATATCTGCATTGGATTTGTGCTATCTATAATTCTTATGCCGTTTCACAAGGTGATTAACAAAGAAAGCAGATATAAAGATAATGAATCTAATATAGGTAAATTTATTTTAATGTTTTCTTTCATGTGGGGAGTTTATGCAATCCTATCCCCAATAGTTCTGATAAAAAATTATATTAAATCTTGGAAAGATTTTTTAAATAGAGTGTAATTATGAAAATATTACTTATATTGGCCCTGTTAATTTCAGGTTGCGCAACAACAACTAAACTGTCCAGCCAAGCTAAATCCATTCAGGTCATTGAACAAGATAGCGTTTTAATAAGTAAATGCAAAATGATTGGATCAGTGAATTCTATAAAAACAGAAATACTCCCAGCCGACAATGTTTATAACTTGGCTTTAGCTGACACATTAGAACAAGCTGCAGCATTAGGTGCAGATGCTATTACCATCACCAACGTAGAACACAGCGCATGGATTGCTAACGCAGTAAGAATTCAATCAACAGCACTCAACTGTTACCACTAGAAATAACTCAACAAACAACCAGCTTCGGCTGGTTTTTTTTCGCCTAAAAATACACTTTTAAATATTAATATGCACTTGTAGAAATAAATTATCTACAAGTGTTGACATTAATAAATCTACAAGTGTAGAATTCACACATCGCAACAAAACACCGTTCCGATACTTTCTCCCAGGTTAGCGAGTGGGAAATTTTATAAAGAGTACCACTCGCGTTTTTTTAGGTGAATGAAAATGAATAAACAGATTTCAGAGAACACAGATGTACGCACAGTTGAAACGCTAATCAGAGAAGCGTTGGCGCTAGGTTTAAAAGTGGTGCATCGCCCAGATTCAGCAAAGGTAGGTTAATCATGCAACAAACACTGCAAAACATATTTAACCCAAATGAAGCACCAGAAGGATTTTATGCGGTGCTTAAATCAAGCATACCTGAAATCGTTGGAAACAAATGTCGAGCATGTGATTTTAGAAGCCAGTGCGATGCAATTAAACATCGCTGTATGCCACATGAGGTTGTTACAGCTAAAGGAGAAAGATATAAGCGCAATGATGGTTTTAGTGTTGTATTTAAAAGGAAAGCTTAATCATGGCAATCCTAGAGCAATACATCATTGACCAAGACGGCGTTAAGCGTGTGGTCTTTGAAGAATCAGAAAGCAAGCACGCTAACGAGCTTGCCGAGTACCAAGCAGGTTATGAAACCGCACCAAACAAGCTGGATTACAACATGCAACTGATGAAACAGATTAGAGCGAGGCACCCACTATGAATATGAAAACAGCATACACAACGTTATTGGTAGTTATTGGGTCGATGGCCTTTTTCGCCCTACTCTCACTGGTTGCATACGTTGAACAAGAAGCGATCAATAAAGAGCAAGCCAAATTTGCAAAGTCATGGTGCAACGTGGATTTTGGGTCAAGCAAAGCAACGATTGAATGTAACAAGGTTTCAAGGCTGGAAAGAAAATGAAACGAATGATTAGAAAGTACCGGCTATTTCGCAAGTTTAAATTAAGTCGGATTGAGAGTTTTAAATTGGCAGTAGGTTTTTATTAGGAGTAATAACATGAGTACAGCATTATCGGAATCAAAAGCAGGCTTTAGCCTTGCACCGCAAAGCATAGACGAGGCTTTAAAGTTTGCAGACATGCTAAGTAAATCAAACCTAGTGCCAAAAGACTTCATTGGCAATGCAGGGAATATCTTAGTGGCAATTCAATGGGGCATGGAGCTTGGCCTACAACCAATGCAATCAATGCAAAACATCGCAGTGATTAATGGTCGCCCTTCTCTCTGGGGTGATTCAGTTATTGCTTTAGTAAAGGCTTCGCCAGTATGCGAATACGTGGTTGAAGAGGTGAACGACAACGGCGCTACTTGCAAAGTTAAGCGTAAAGGTGAGCCAGAGCAAGTGCGTTACTTCACGGTAGATGATGCAAAAAAAGCAAGCTTATGGGGTAAGCCTGGCCCATGGACACAATACCCAAAACGCATGCTTCAAATGCGTGCGCGTTCATGGGCACTGCGTGACGTATTTCCTGATGTATTGCGCGGTATGCCGATTGCCGAAGAGTTGCAGGACATGCCAACAGAGAAAGAGGTAAGCAGTTCTTACCCTCAACAAACATCTGCACCAGCAGAAAAACCAGCATTAGACGATGCAACTTTTCAGACAATCGCCAGTAAATACCGCGAATCAGTAGCTAATGGCAAAAAAAGCGCAGGTGACTTTGTTGCTTGGGTAGAAAACAAAGGCGCTTTAATGACTGATGCACAAAAAGCAGAAGTAGCAAGTTGGGCAGTTAAACAGCCAGAGGTTGTAGAAGGTGAAGCAACAACCGTAACAGACGACTTCACATCAGCATACGAACAAGCAGAAAGCGAGAACAAATAATGAACCGTACAGTATTGAATTTACAGCAAGGAACGCCAGAGTGGTTAAAGGCTCGCGCTGATAGCGATGGAACAGCATCAGAAGCGCCTGCAATGTTTGGAAAGTCTAAATACCAAACTCGCACAGAGTTGCTGGCTCAGCGCAAAACTGGCCTAGCAAAAGAAGTTGATGCACATACGCAAGCAATCTTTAATAAAGGCCATGAAGCAGAAGCAAAGGCACGATTAATCGCAGAAGAGATTATTGGCGAAGAGTTATCACCAACCACTTACATGATCGAGGTTGCCGGCCTAAAACTAATGGCAAGCCTAGACGGTATCACGTTTGATGATTCTGTTATCTGGGAGCATAAGCTATGGAATGAATCATTAGCCGAAAACGTAAGAAACAAAACACTAGATGAACACTACACCATCCAACTAGATCAGGAATTGCTAGCATCAGGCGCTACTAAATGCCTATTCATGGTTTCAGATGGAACACGCGACAAATGCGTGTCTATGTGGTACGAAACAACAGGCGAGAAAATCAGTGAATTAGTAGAAGGCTGGAAGCAGTTTAAAACTGACCTAGCCGATCATGTGCCATCTATAAAGGTTGAAAAGGTAGAAGCTGAAACAATCAAAGCCCTACCAGTGCCTAGCGTTGTTGTACGTGGTGAAATTACTGCATCGAATCTAACTGAAATCACACCGCAGTTCGATACTTACCTAGAAAGCATCAAAACAGAGTTAAGCACCGATCAAGACTTTGCTGACGCAGAAGCTAATGCTAAAAACTGCCGCGAAATGGCAAAGAGAATTGAAGCCTTGCAAGAAAACATCATCGGTCAAATGGTGACGGTAAACGAAGCCAACGGCATTCTTGAGAACTACAAAAAAGCATTTAACGCGATTGGCCTACGCTTAGAGAAAGCAGTTAAAGAGCAGAAAGAAATGCTCAAAACGCAAGCGATCATGAAAGCGAAGATTGAATATGCAGACTTTGTAACTGAGTTAAACAAAGGTATTGCAGTACAACTATCACAAAAGCTAGCGTGCCCAGACTTTGCCACTGAGATTAAAGGCGTTAAGACACTGGAAACAATGCAATCACGCATCAATAGCGCATTGGCTAACGGCAAGGTTGAAGCAACCACCCTAGCGAATGACGTTAAATCAAAACTAGCCTATATCAATGAAGCAATCAAAGGCTACGAACACTTGGTTAACGTGAATGCAATCGTGTTTGGTGACATTGATTATATCAAGCTGCACATTCAATCAGTAAAAGACGCTGAGGACGTGCGCAAAGCTAAGCATGAAGCCGCTATCAAAGAGCAAGCCGAAGCAGATGCACGCGCCAAAATTGAAGCCGAGGCCAAAGCTAAAGAGGCCGCTGAAATCAAAGCACGCGAAGAGCTTGAAGCTAAGATTATTGCTGAGGCTAAGCCAATCCCAGAGGGTGACGGCATTGTAAACGACACCATTAACCAAGCAGACTTTAACAACGTATTCGAGGTTAAAGAACAGCCTGCAGTACAAGTCGGAAGCGTGCGCCCTACTGCTCAAACAATCATCGCCCTAGTAGCTACTACATACAAAGTTGAGGCAAAGACCGCAGAGCGTTGGTTGGCTCAATCGTTTGGTTTGCAGGCGGCTTAAAGAATCCTTGCAAGGTAGTTAGATAGATGAGCCGCAATAGTAAGTCGGTTAGCACTTCGGGAGTTCTCGGTGTGCTAAGTATCTAGCCTTTAGTGTGGCTAATAGATTACAAGGTTTATTAACACACTATTGAGTAGGTATTTAAAAGCGAGGCGCACCAATTTTATGAAAGGTAGATCATGGGCGTTTGTACTGAAACCAGAACCATAATTTCTGCAAAGAAACGTCATGTTTGCAGCTGGTGCGGAACTCTCATTGAAATAGGTGAGAGATATAAAAAGTATAGATGGTACTCAGGCAATGATGCCTGCACTGTTAAAGAACACACCGAATGTTTTGATGCTATGGAAAAATTAATCGCAATAGAAGGATGCTCGATTGAATTTTCACCAGGAGAGAACCCAAGAGGTGGATTTTGCGGCCACTGTGGAGAGTGTGATGTTTGCATTAATAAAGAGGCTAATCATGGCAAAGCAATCTAAGCGATCAATTAAGAAGCAACGTAGAACTAAAGACCAAGATAAATGGCGGTGGGTATGAAAAAACAAAAGAAACGCAACAAGGCATTTAACCCTAGCAAGCATCGCATCAATAGTTTGGCAGGATTAAACGTGATTAAAAAGCACCAGCCATTAACGATAGATGAACAAAGAGAGTTGTGCCAAAGCGCGGTTACCTCGCTAAATGCAATGCAGTTTGGAATAGACCTAAGCCCGAATGATTTTACGATCCTATGTGATGTTATCAATATCTCGCTAGTGTTTACTGAACGTGGTCTAGGTAAGGAATATTTAGATGAATTATATGCGGCGCGTGATGCTTTGCAGAGAAGCAAAATGCGCTTCTTAGACAGTGGAAAGCTTGGATTTTTTGGCCCCGATTTAGACACTATGAAATTCGCACTTAAGGTACACAACTGGCAGTTAGAGCGTTGTAGCTTTGGAATGTTTGAGAGCGCCTACGAAACGCAAAATGCGCGTATTAAAGCAGGTAATTTTTA